CTAGCATAAGCACCATTAGCTACTGTCTTATCTACTGATTCTCCTCCTAATGAAGTTCCATCTGATGCAAAGTATTCAAATCTTACACTTGTTATTTCATTTGCTAAAACGCTATCAGACAAAAATGATAAAGTACCATAGTCATTAATATTAGAATATAAAGTTGCTGGAGCATTAGTTAAGAATTTACCTTGTGTACTTTTAGGTCTAAATGGTTGCATATCAAAACCAAAATTTGCTGATGTTGGACTTGACATTTCTAATTCATCTGAATACTTTAAGTAGCCATTAAATATTTGATATAAGTCTGAATTTTCTGATGTACCCGCTGCTCTTTCTACTACGTTTGTTGTTGTATTTAAATACTCTACAAAGAATTGCAAAGCCATATATCTAAATGAATTATTGCTTAAACTAAATGAGTCTATAAGATGTAATGGATGTCTATCATCTACTGTTGTAGTTGTTGTTTTATATCTACTTCCTAAAGCACCCATATTATCAGGTTTAACATAGTTCTCTACTATATTTCTTAAATCAAATATACCTACACCTGCATTGTTAGGGGTTGCTTTAAATACACCTATAAGATCATTAGCAGTTGATACGTTTGGTGGTGTTGTATTACTTATGTGTACCTCTACACCAAATTTAACTTTAGTTTCATTTGCTACTGCTGTATTATTAGATACTACAAATATAATATCTTGTCCTGCTGGTAGTGTATTAAATTTTGGATGTTGTTCTATTATTGATGCTGCCATTATTTTATTGTTGTTAATCCTTCTATTATATCTTCTTTTAAATTACCTAATAAGTCTTTACCAAATTGTTTTAAACCTAATCCTAAAGGTTTTTGAAAGAAACTTATACCTTGTATTCCATCTCTTTTAATTGCTCTACCCATTATAAAAGCTAAAGACATATTGCTAATAAATCTTCCTGTTTTTTTATCTCTACCTTTAATTCCTTTCTTCTTTATCCATTTAGCTAATATTCCTGGAGGTGGTTGTTTATTAGTATATTTATAAGGACTTGATATTGTTTGACCTTTGTAGTCTTTAAAAGTTCTTTTTTGTTTATTACCTGATACACCTTTGTCTACAAATGTACCATAGCTATTCATATAGAATTGTACTGAGAAACCATCAGCATCAGTAATTACTTTGAAAGTTATAGAGTTTTCTAAATTTGAACCTCCTCCTTTTTTCTTTTGGAGATTACCTTTAGCTCTATTGACTACTTGCTTACCAAAGCTGTTTAAATACTTTTCTATATTGTCAGTTTTCATTACTCTAAACCTACAAATACTTCAACTCTAGCATCTGTTGTGCTTGTTGGTTTTACTGTTATTTTAGATAAATTCTCTAAAGTACCAAAACTAGGAGATAAATCTTCTTCTGCTAAAAGAACTGCTTCTGCTTGACTTAATATATGTGAATTGCCTGGAGTAATCAATACTTGATATAATGTAGCAGTACCAATAAAAGCTACCTCTATATTCTCTGTTGTACTTAAATTAGTTATTCTCACATACTTTGTTCGGTCTACATCAATAGCACCTACTGAAGTGTAAGGACTTGCAGCAAAAGAACATACTGTTGTCTGTTGTGCTTGTGTACATAATACTATTCTTTCGAATACATCATTAATACCTGTCGTGGTTACTGAGTTTGTAGAACCTCTTAGTGAACCATTCAAGGTTACTGATTCTGAAATTGTTGTTACTAAATCTGCCATTTTTTATATTTTAATTGTTATTGTTGGTGGTATTATTTTTATTATTACTTTGCCTATCTTTATCTCATTTAATCTCTTTAGTATCTCAATCATTAGTAACCAGCTCCCAAATTAGTAACAGGTATATCACAAGTATCAAAGTCATTCATTACTTTAACACCTATCTGAAACACCCAACCACAACAAAGATTGTCAAACCTTTCTTGAAATGGTTCTATTGTAAATTGATCTTGTGTAAAGTATATTGGTGCATTAATATCATTAACCCCTTCAAGTGATTGTCTTGAACTATGTCTTAACATACCTATAAAGTCAGTAGCTATTTCTAAAGTCTGATTCCAAACCTCTTGCTCATTGTTCTTAGTGTTTACTAATTTAGTAAGCAATGTTTGTTGTTCAGTCTTCCAATCATTCTTTTCACTTACCATATCCATAATAAAGATTTGAAAGTTATATACTAACTCACTATCTCCTGTTGCTACGTTCAATGGATTAATGTGTAATAAAGGAAACTTCTCCATCTTCTCTAAGTTAATGTCATAGATGTCTCCAACTGATACAGTAGATATTTGATCGTGATACTCTCCTAATCTACATAGAGTGTTTATTACGTTATTGTATGTCTTATTGCTTACTGCCATATTTTACTTTATTTTGCGACTCTAAGTCTGTTTCATAACTTAACCAAGTAAATGCTTCTAATAGGTTAAGCTTTGTTATTTGTTCTAGTTTTGAAATATCTGCATTACACAATCTATAAAATATTCCAAAGTACCCCCACTTATCAGCAAATGATTCTGTTGCTATTGCGTCTTCATTTCCTTCAGCCGTTCCGTCAAAAATGATTGCAAAGTCTGCAATGATTCGTTGGCGAAAGTGTAAAAAAAAACCAATGCACTTTGCACTTGTTCAGCTGACATCTGCTTCATCTGTTCGGCTCGTATTCTTATATCTCCATCATACGCTTTAATTGTATAGATGTCATTCTTTTCTTCTACTATCGGTCTATACAGTATAGCCATTATTTCAGGTAATTGTTTCTCTATATCCATTTTAATCATAGTCTCTAAGTCAGCCCATTCTCCTAACGTGATAGAGTCTAAATTAGGATGAAACCCATATCTCTTACCATCTATTTCAATTATTCTTTTTAAAGAACTATTTTGATTCTTTTGTAGCTCAGAAATTTTACGCATTATAATAGCTATATCATTTAATTCTAATTCCTTTATTAGCTTCTTAGGAATGTTAGATAATGCTTTTATAGTTTCTAAAGCTTCTTCACTTTTACTAAGTTTATGATAATCAACAAGTTTTATCCACTTCTCTAATGTTACGTCTTCCCACTTGTTAATTAACTTGAACTCTTTTACTTTGCCCTTCTTCTTAATCTTTATCTTCATATACTATATAATAGAAATTGTTGATATTTAGTTTAAAATGTTATCTTTGCTTAGTTTTAGTTAATAATTAGGGTACGCTTTATGCTGCCCTTTTTTTATTGCACATAATACCTTCCTGCGTTTGGATTGTCTAAATGGTAGATTACGTTATACCTTATTCCGTCTATTGCGTGGTTGTATGAATCGTGATATAATTTAGAACCCTTGTCGCTGTATATATAATTATTTAGCTCTTTAGCTATGTTAGTTGATTCAGGTGTTATTACTAAGTGATAGTCTTGCATACGTGTTATACCACTTTCAATAGTTCCTTTCTTTACAGGTTTAATGTTTACTCCTAAATGCTTTAAATCGGCAATTAGACGTGGCTCACTGCTATCAGCGATAACTAATTTATTTCCTACCTTGTCTAACACTATCTGAGCAAGTTCTTGTGATTTTAAACCATTACGATAAATATGTTCTTTTAAATAAATCTTCTGTTTCTTTTTACAAATGGCGATTTCTGTGAGACTGTCAGGATCTATTGAGAAGCCGAAATCAAGCCCACAAGATGTTTGTAAGTTATCAGGATTAAATTCTCCTATACTCCAATTATCAAATACTACACCATCTGCTCTATCTAACCAAGAACCAAGAATCCTGTGTTGATACTTCTTAAAGTTATTGTGCTTTATAGTCTTAATACGTGCTAGGAAGCTTTCTGAGAGGTTTTCTCTGTTGTCCTCGTATGTACTATGGATATAGCATACATTGTCTTTAAAACCATTATATCCAGCTTCAACTCCTTTGTCTTCAAAAAACCTTTTATAAATCCAATGCTCTTTAGTAACAGGATTAAGTATAAGTATAATTCTATTCTGTATATTCTTTTCTCTAATACTTAAGTCTATTGTATCAAATATATCTTCATCAATAAGTTCTTCTGCTTCATCAAGTACCCAAGTGCTTACACCTTGTAATGACTTTAGACTAGCAGTCTGATTACCAGCTGAAGTCTTAATACCTCTAAAAAGTATGTCTGATTTATTCTTTAGATTAACTACCTCTGCTTTATTTACACTAAAGGTATTCTCATATCCTAATAGTATTATCTTTTCTAAAAACTCAGGAATAATTGACAAGTGAGCTGATACCATTGTAAAACGTGTAAACAATACTCTGATGCCTTCTGTCATTGTTAGTAGTGTAAGAAAGACTGTAACAGCAAATGACTTACCTGATCCTCTACCACCTGTAATAATGTAGTATCTAGCTTTAGATGAAAATAGTTCTTCGTATTTCTTATTCAGTATCAATTCCTGTAAGTTTAATAACAGGTTCAGTTTCTACAAAGTTAATGATAGGCATATTTAGACTTTCTTCATTAGTCGTTACATCAACTCTTTGTTGTGGTTTACCATAGAAGTATTCAAAGAATAACTTAACTGCCCATTGTTCTTTCTTTTCTAATCCTTGTTGTAGTGAGTCTAGTGCTAGACTATTCATAGGTGTTAGATTCTCTATAAGCTTTTGTTCATCTGACCTACTTGGTCTTCCACCTTTGTTTCCTTTAGTTCCTTTATTGTTTCTTCTTCCGTCCATTTTATTCAGTTTAATTCAGTTATCTAATCTTTGTAATATAATAGAAATTACTCATATTCATTTGGTAGCATTAGTCTTATACCTAGTTCATACAATGCCCATATCCTTATTTGATCTGCATATACTTCAAAGTCTTTAGTATTCATTTTAGCTGTACTGTTTACTACTTGTAGTCCTATTTGTCTTTCGTTTATATCTATACTTTGCCATTCACTAGCAAACTTTACTTTAAGTGTATCGTGCATTTCATCAGGAAAGTAACCTAGCTCTGATGCTAATGGTT